AGGAACTTATATAATCAATGGGTAGTATTTTTAAACCATCAACAACTGTCGTACAAGCACCATCGCAACAAACGACTACTTATCAAATACCTGAGTATTTCAAAGAGATTCAAGAAAGAACTTTAAGACGTGCTGAAGCTGAAAGTCAAAAACCATTTCAAGCATTTACAGGTCAACGTGTAGCTCAATTAACACCATCAGAGATACAAGCTGGAAATATTTTTACTGGTCAAATTTTACCACAAGCAGGTCAATTAGCTCAAATAGGTGCACAAACATTTACACCAGCAATGGCACAACAATACATGAATCCTTACGAGAGTCAAGTTGTTCAATCAGCATTAGAAGATGTTGAAAGAAACTATCAACAACAATTACGAGCTTTACAAAGTCAAGCAATTGGATCTGGTGCATTTGGAGGTACTCGTGAAGGAGTTCAACGAGGTATATTAGGTGGAGAATATTTAGGACAAGTAGGTGATATTTCTGGAAGATTACGTCAAGCTGGATTTGAGTCCGGTGCTGCTAGATTTGCAGCTGATCGAGCTACACAACTTGGTGCGGCACAAAGTCAATTAGGTGCGTTAGCTGGAGCAGCTCAAAATATAGGTCAATTTGGTGCAACTCAAAGAGGTATAGAACAAGCTGGTCTTGCTGAAGCTTATAGAGATTTCGTAGAACAACAAGGTTTTGGAACTGAACAAGTAAGACAAGTTATTGGTGCTTTATCAGGTGCTCCTATCAGAAGTTATGGAGAAGAAAGATCAGGCTACACAGGTCAAGTTGTAGGTGCTCCATCTCCATTCGGTCAAATTATAGGTGCTGCTGGTGCTTTAGGTTCATTCTTATCTGATATAAGATTAAAAGAAAATATAAATTTAATTGGAAAATCTTCATCGGGTATAAATATCTACACATTTAATTATAAAGGAGATAATCAAATTTATCAAGGTGTTATGGCTCATCAAGTTCCTCATGCTGCTTTTATTCATGATTCTGGTTATTTAGCAGTGGATTATTCTAAGATAGATGTAGAGTTTAAAGGAGTAAATTAAATGGTATATTTTGACGATGTTCTAGCTGAGAACGAAGATAAAAAAATACCAGTAGCTGTAGGAAATGCTTTAGCAAATACTACTACATCTGATGCTGATTCTTTAAGATTAGAGTCACAAAGAGCACAAGAAGAAGCTTCTGCTATTGATCGTAATAGAATAAGAGATGCTGATAGGTTAAAAGAACTTGAAAATAAAAATAAACCAAAAGGAACATTATCAGAATTTGTAAGTTCAGTAGGAGGTACTTTATCTAATGTTGCATCATTTCTTCCTGATTCAATTGAAAAAATATTTCAAGATCCAAAAAGAAAAAGAAATTTTGTTAGAAGTTTAAAAATTATAGATGAATCATCTCGTTATACTCCTTTATCAGAAGCAAGATCACTACCTGGTAAAATTGCAAAAGCAATTTTAGATGAAGAGGAAGAATTTGAAAAACGTAGAATAACTGAATTAAAAGCTCAAAAAGTAGAACCAAGATTTAGAGATATAAGAGAAGAAGGTATATTAAAATCTTTTGATAAATATCAAACTAAACAAGCTGAAAAAGAAAAAGGTTATAGAGCTACTGATACACGATTTCAAGAATTATATAAACTTGCTGATTTAGGACTTAAATCTCCAACAGGTTTAATTGAAAATTTTTTAACACCATTTCAAAAAATAGCTTATGAAATAGGATTAGGTGGAGCTTATGAAGATTTCTCAAAAAAAGTAGGAGCTAAAAAAGATTTAACTGAATTAACTACAGAAGATAAAATAGCATTTAAAGATTTATTTTCAGCATCAGCTAAACAATTAATTGTTAATCAAGTAAAAGATTTATATCCAGCATCTGATAAAGATATTAGTGTTTTATTATCAGGAGCTGGAGATGTTACAACTAATCCTAAAGCTTTAGCTAAATTAGTTGCAGCTGAAAAAACTGCAAAAGATATAGATGTAAAATCAGAAGAATTAGCACCAACATATGCTTTTGAAAGAAAAGATGTTCAATTTGAAAGAAAAGCAAAAGATGAAGCCGCAAGAATATTAGCTAGAACTTATGCTAATAAAGTAAAACCAGAAACATTAGTAGAATTATTTGGAGATGATCCAGATAATATTAAAAATCCATTTAGAATTATTTCAGCTTATAACTATCAACAATTATCACCTAAGTATGAAAAAACTTTAGATCCATTTAAAAAGTTTGTAGAAAATCAAGCTCAAAAAGATCAAGACATTAAAAAATTAATAATAGAATCACAAAAAAAATTATCAAAATAATGAAATGGAAAATTTATCTCAAGCTCAAAAAGATGTCTATAATACTTATATAGCAAATGGTATTGATAAAACTGATGCTGAAGGATTAGTAAGAGGTACACTTTCTCAAGAAGCTTTTTTTGCAAAATTAGATGCAAAACAAAAACCAAAAGATATTAGTTCTTTTTTAGATCAAGAAGGTTATGATACAAAATTAATTGAAAAAATTGGAAAAAAAGTAAAAGAAAGAAAAGAAAATAATCAATACTTAGCGGAATCAACTCCAGATGATCGTATGAAATTTGATGCTTTAGGGTTTACTAAAGAAGAAGCTTTTAATTATTCTGGAGTAAGAACAGATACTGATAAAGAACTTCCAGGAAGTATTAGATTTGATTTAAGTTTTACACTTCCAAACCCTGAATATAAAGTAGCAGAAGCTAAAAAATTATATAAAAAATTTTTAGTAGAAGAAAAAGGATTAAAACCAGATCAAGTAGAAAAATATAGTGATAAAATAGATTTTAAACTAACAAGACTAGGAGCAGGAAATGATATGTATGATGCTCTTATATATAAAACTCCTAAAGAATTAGGAGGTGATAATATGTATTATGCCGCAAATAGTCCTAAAGCATATCCTACACTTGGTGATTTTAAAGCTGTAACTGGTGACGCAATTCCAGTAGGAGCTGCTATTAGCGGAGGAACTGTTGGTAGTTTCGTATCTCCAATTTTAGGAACTGCTGCTGGTTCTTCATTTGCTACTTTTGCAGGTGAACTAACACGATTATATATTGGAAGAAAGAATGGTTTACATAGTGATCTTTCTGATGATGAATTTGATAAACAAGCTTTTAATTCGGCAATTTTATCAGCAGGTATAGATTTAATTGCAACACCTGCTTTTTTAGGTGTAGGTCAACTTATAAAAAACACTATTGGATCATTTACAAAACCTGGAGAAAGATTAACTAAAGATACAATTCAAAAGTTAATTAAATCAGGTGGTAATTTGGATTCAGAAATAACTATTGCTTTAGATGATGCTAAAAAAGTATTAATAGCAAATGGAGTTGATGAAAAAGCAGCAAATGACTATTTAGCAATAAGTATTGCGAATGCTATACCTGAAGCTGGAATATTTCCTAAAGGTTCTAAACAAGATTTAAATTATCAATACTTTTTAGAAAAAGCAAATAAAATAAATGAAACTAAACAAATAGAAAGACAAGTAATTAAAAATTTAACAGGACTAGACACTGTAGATGCAAAAACTGCAGATAATTTAATTGACACTGTTGGTACTAAAGTTAAAAAAATAAGACAAGATGAATTAGTTGAAACAGATAAAGCTGTAAAAGATGCTTTTAATAATTTATCTAAAACTAAACTTTCTTTTTATAAAGATCCTACTACATCAGAAATAGATAGAATTGCTGTTACATTTAATGAACTTACTGATACAATTAAACCAAAATTAACAAAACTAGAAGATGATATTTTTAAAGCAGCAAAAGATAATAAATTAAAGATAGAAATTGATGACAAAGAAAGTGTAAAAGTTTTAAATAGAATTTTACAAAAATATAGTACAGAAGTTAAAAAAGAATTACCCGACATAACTGGTAAAAAGCTTTCAGCAGAAGAAATGAAAGCTTACAATAAACAAAAATCTATAAATGATTTAGTAGATTTATTAAATGAATATGGTCATTCTGATTTAATAAAAAATCAATTAAAAGTTTTAAAAAAAGGAATTATTAATTTAGAAAATTTAAGCTTTAATGAAGCAGTAACACTAAGAAGTTTATTAAGAAATGCTGAAAAAGATGCTCCTGGAGATTTAGGAAATGCTTTTACAAAAGTAAAAGGTGCTTTTAATACAGCTATTAATAAAGCAACAGACGGATTTGATAATACAAAAAAACTTGTTGATCAATATGATGATTTATTATTTAATTATAGAGGATCTTATTTAGAAGATTTAACAAAACAATTTGGATATGGAGATTCAAGTAGAGTTTTAAAACCGTTACAACTAACTGGAAATAATAAAAATGCTTTTCAAGCATTTGTAAATAATACTAATGAATCTTTAAATAATGCTGAAAAATTAGGAAATATTTTAAAAGGAAAAATTGCAACAGTTAATCAAAGAAATAGAATTGAAAGTGCTTTATATGAAAATTATTATAATAAAGTATTTCCAGAAACTGCCGGAGGAACTGGAAAAATGTCTCATAAACAATTTATAGATCAATTTGGAGATAATTATAAATTAATATTAGGTGAAAAAAAATTTAATAAGTTTGCAAATTCTCAAAAATCTGCTTTAGATACTTATCAAAAATTTATAGATAATCAAGTAAGAATTCAAAAAGTTGTATCAGATAAATTACCTACTTTAAATGTTAATACTTTAGAACTTGGTGATGCAAATGCAATTGTTAGAGAAATATTTAAGAATGGAAATAAAGCAGATGTTTCTGGTTTAATAAATGGATTAAAACAAATTGATCCAGCTATTGTGAATGATATTAAAAAAATATATTTAAGAAATTTTTTAAATGGAGTTAAAACTGATATGACTGTACCAGGAGGACAAGGAAGATTTGCTTCTTTAGATGGAATAAAACTAAATCAATTTTTAGATAATAATATAAGTATAGTAGAACAAATGTTTGGTAAAGAATTTCTAAGTGCACATAGAGATTTAGCAAAAGCTTTAACATTAATACAAACTGATACATTTGCCGCTAAAGCTGGAACACCTGGTCTTACTGAAGCTGCTAATAAAGCTGGATTATTTGTAGATATATTTGCTGGACCATTAAATCATAAAAGATTAATTTTAAATAGAATAGCAAGAATATATGATGGTTTTGATTTAGGAGGAGATAGTTTAGCTTTATTAAGAGATTATAATAGATTTGTAGAAGCAGCAAAAAATCATTACTTAGGTGGAAATTATCCGAAAATATTAGATAAATTAGGTGAATCAACAAAACCTAAAGATAAAGAATTATATAAAAGATTTTTTAAAGCATTAACTCCATACACAGGATTTGAAATAGCTGGTCCTTTAAAATTATTAAAAAATCCTTTAACAACTAAAGAATATATTAAAGATAAAATTGAAAAAAAAAGACTTCCAGGAGAAACTGGAATATTTACACCAGCAGATGAAGTAATTGGAAGTATTATTGGAACAAGAGGAGAAACTTTACCAAAATTTTTATCTAGAAATATAGATCCTAAAATAGAAAAACTAGTTTCAAGCTTAATGGAAGCAATTCAAACTAGAGGAAAAAATAAATCTGAAGAGATAAAAAGAAAAGAATTTGAAAAAAAATTAGCAAAATGAAAATAAAAAAAAAGAGAACAATTAACGGAACTTATAATAAAGCTGATATAGCTAATATAAGAATTGATAATCATGAAAAGCTATGTCGTATTATGCAAAAAGAAACTCATGAAAAAATAGATCATATTTGTTTTCGAATCAAACGTTTGGAATATATTTTAATAACATCAGCTGGAGCAATAATTATAGGATTAGCTTCTCTAGTTACGATGTTATTAATTAAATGATTAAAAAAAATATCGGTTGTCTTTGCGAAAATATAGCAATCTGTTGGCTTCAAGAGCAAGGCTATTTTGTATATAAAGGGTGTCAAACTCAGTCGGCTATAGACTTAGTGGCCGTGGATCCTAAAACTTTAGAGACAATACTTATAGATGTTAAAAAAGTTTCAAGAAGAAAATCAGGAACTGAAATAGGAAGAATGGCGAGAGTAGATAATAAAAGAATTTTTATTTTAAAAGTAGATTTACATACAAAAAAATGTAGAATAGTCCAAAAAAGATTATTATGGACTACGAAGAAATTAAAACACGCATAAAAAAACATGAGGGTTTTGTGCCTAAAATGTATCTTGATTCTTTAGGAAAAGCCACTATTGGCTATGGTCATTTAATTACAGAAAAAGATAACTTTCAAGAAGGCGTAGAATATAGTAAAGAAGAATTAGAAGAAGTATTTAATCAAGATTTTAATAAAGCTGTAGATGGAGCTAATGAATTAACTTCTCAATTAAGTTTAGTTTTAGCTACAGTAAAAGGAGTTATAATAGAAATGGTATTTCAATTAGGTAAAACTGGTGTAAGTAAATTTAAAAAATTTTTTATAGCTTTAGAAAATCAAGACTATAATGAAGCTGCAAATCAAATGATTGATTCTAATTGGCATAAACAAACACCAAAACGTTGTAAAGAATTAGCAAATATAATAAGGAGTTGTGCCTAATGTGGTGGAATATAATACCTACAATATTTAAAACTGGTGCTGAGATTTATAAGAATCATAAACAATCTGAGTTATTAGAATCAGAAGCTGAGAAGCGATATTATGAACGTATGGCTCGTGGTGAAATAGAATACCAAAGAGATGTATCTGATCAACAAGATAAAACTTGGAAGGATGAATTTGTACTTATAATAGTGTGTATTCCAATATTAGTATTATCTTATGCAATCATTAGTGATGATGTTAATATTAAAACTAAATTAGATTTATTCTTTGATTATTTTGGTAAATTTCCTACTTGGTATCAATGGTTAATTGTAGGAATTTTTGGTGCAATTTACGGACTTAAACCCACATTGGATATATTTAAAAAATAATGATTGAAAGATTAAAAGATTTAATAGTTAAAAATTTTTCTAATAAAGAAATAGAAAAGAAAAATAATGTATTATTAAGAAGTAGAAAAGAAGTCGAAATTAATGGTAATGGTACTTCAGGTTATACTATTAAAAAAGGTTCTCATAAAGGAAAAGTATTAAGACACATTATAAGAGAAAAAAGTCCTTTAAGCGAATAATTGCTTCCATTTATCACCAGTTATTTCGTCAGCTAATTTTTTTTTATTATTTAATACTTGAATAATTTTTTCATCTAAAGTATTAGGACATACGAAATCTATATAAGTTACTTTATCTTTTTGACCTATTCTGTGTGCTCTATCTTCAGATTGTAGTCTTACTTCCATATCATAAGTATTATTAAAATAAATTACAGTTTTAGCATTTGTTAATGTTATGCCATAACCTCCTGTTCTAGGTTGACCTACAAAAAATCTTATATCTCCACTTTGAAAATTTTTAACTATTTCTTGTCTTTCTTCAGATTTAGTATCACCAAAAAAAGTTGCAACTTTACTAGCTCCATATATTTTAGCTAAAGAATCACGAATCAATTTAATTGAGTTTCTATAAGTAGCCCATATAATTATATTACCTTGTGTCTCTTCAATAACATCTAATAATTCTTGTATACGAGGATTTTCACCTTTTATTATAGTTTCAGTTCCGTCATCATATTTAATAAAACCACATAATATCTGCTGTAATCTTAAAATTCGTGTGATTATAAGAGGCGCAGACACGATTTTTTCACGCTCAAGCTCTAGTATAGCTCTCTTTTTTAAAGTGATATACATTCTTTTTTGTTCTGGTGTCATTTCTACATGTCTTATTAATTTTACTTTAGGAGGTAAATCTAAACATTCATCTTTAGTTACTCTAAAACTATATGGCTTTAAAATTTCTTGAAGTTCTTCTAATCGTTGATAACCTACAACTTCGTCAAAAGTATGAGTGGATAATCTTCTTCTTCTCATTACACAAAATGTATTACGATATGCAAAAAAACTATTTTGTAATATATAAGGATCTAAAAAATGCATTTGAGACCATAAGTCTAGCGGACCTTGAGTTACTGGAGTTCCTGTTAATATTCTTCTGTATTTTGCAAGTTTATGTAATTTATGACAAGCTTTAGTTCTTCTGGCTCCTCTATTTTTTATATTAGAACTTTCATCTATTACAAAAAAAGATTTTCCAGTATTTAATAATCTATGTACATAGTTAGTTCCTTTTTCTGTAGATAAAGCTTCTACATTAATTACAAAAAATCTTAATTTATTACTTTCTTTTAAAAATTCTACTAATTCATCTATATTAATTTTAGTTTCATTAGGAGACCATATTTGAGTTTTTGTAAATTCTTTTACGTCATCCGGCATATGATTTTCATATTCTGAAGCTATCCAATTACGATAGACACCCTTAGGTGCTGCTATTATAACAGTATCAATTTTACCTTTACGAAATAAATAAGCAATATTATCTATTATAACTTTAGATTTACCAGTTCCTTGTTCCATAAAAAGAGCATAACTCTCTTTATCTTTACTAATCATAAAAGCATCAAATTGATGTTTATATGGTTTAGTTTTAAACTTGTATTCTATAAAATCTTTTTTATCTACAAAATGTACTTGCATATAAAACTTTCTGTTTTCTAATTGATTTTTTTAAAATATAAACTTTTTAATTCTAAAGTAAATCAAAAAAAGAAAGGAGAAGAAATGGCGAAAGTGTTTATAGTGCAAGAAAATCCAAATGTAAATGTTCTTGCAGCTGGTAGATATGGTGAATTAATAGCTTTATTAAAACCATATAAACAAATAACTTTTTCGTCTGATCCTGTTGTACGTTTAATGAAACAGAAATTAAAAGACTTTAATGATTCTGATTTTTTACTTGCAATGGGTGACCCTGTAGCTATTGCGATTGCTTCAATAGTTGCCTCTGATATAAATAATGGTAGACTTAAAATACTTAAATGGGATAGAGAGCATAGAGCTTATTATCCAGTTGAGATAGATATTTATAATAACAGAAAGGAGAACGATAATTATGTCGGATAAATGGATATTTGACGCAGTAGAAAAGCATAAGAAAAAGAAAACTTTACCAAAAGGTGGATTAGAAATAGTTACAGCGATTGGTAATAAATTAATAGAAAAAAAGAAAATTCTTGAAAAAGAAGAAGAAAGATTAAAAGTCTTAAAATCTGAAATTCGAGAAATAGAAGAAAAAGAATTACCCGATGCTATGGCAGCGTGTAATAATATGACTAGATTTGATCTTGCAGATGGAAGTCAAATTTTAGTTAAAGACGAACTATTTTGTTCTATACCAGATGATAAAAGAGCAGGTGCTCTTAAATGGTTAGAAGAAAATGGTCATGCTGAACTAATTAAACACGATGTTAAAGTTAGTTTTGCAAAAGGAGAGTACGATGAAGCTGATAAACTTATAGGACTTCTTAATAAAAATTTTAAGAATATTCCTTATGAAGAAAAGTCAACCGTGCATCCTGGTACATTAAAAGCTTTTGCAAAAGAAAGATATTCTTTAGGAGAAACATTACCCGAAGAATATTTTAGTGTATACGAAGCCAGTATAGCAAAAGTAAAACTCGGAAAGGAGAAATAAAAATGGCTGAAACAAAACAAGCAATAAAGAAAGCAGCAAGTAATGGAGCTTTAATAGGAAACATTAATGCTGATTTAATTCTGAAAAATGCTGGTAAAGGATTACAGAATGTCACTAATGATGATATTACTATTCCTAGATTAGCTATAGTTCAGTCTGGTTCACCTCAAAGAAAGAAAAAAGATGAAAAGTATATTGAGGGAGCTGAAGAAGGTATGATCTTTAATACAGTTACTAATACTTTATATAATGACAGTATTGAAGTTATTCCTTGTGGATATAGAAAAACCTATGTAGAGTGGATTCCTAGAGAGAAAGGTGGAGGATTAGTTACAGTTCACGATATGAGACCCGCTAATACTAAAACTGATTCTAAAACTAGAAAATCTTTTCTAGGAGAAAATCAAATAGTTGATACTGCAGAACATTTTATTCTTCTTAAAAAAGAAGATAATACATATGAACCTGCTGTATTAAATATGACTTCTAGTAATCTTTCAGTTTCAAGAAAGTGGAACACACTTCTTAAAATGAAAAAGATTAATGTAAAAGGTCAAACTATCGATCCACCTAGTTTTTTATATAAATTTAATCTATCTACTATTCAAGCAGAGAACGATCAAGGTAGTTGGTTTAAATATAAAATAGAAGAAATAGGTCAAATAGAAAATAAAGACGTATTTAACATGGCTGAGGGTTTAGCTGAATCTATAGATAAAGGTAAAGTTAAAGCATCAGAACCAATAGATACTGATCAAAATATAAATGATGAATCTGAGGATAGTGAAGAAACACCTTTTTAAGTCATGCTATCCGATGATTTTTTTAATGTATTTCCAGGTCTAACTAGGGCTTATGGTAAATTTACAATTACTCAAACAAAGGGAGTTAAGCTTGATGGATTTGGAAATACAATTAGAGAACCTTATACAAAAGATTTATGGAAACTACACCTAGAAGGTAAAATAGGTTTAGGTGTAGTTCCAATAAATGAAGAAAGTAAGTGTAAATGGGGTTGTCTTGATGTAGATGATTACGCAGGTGTTGATTTAGAAAAAATTTCAAAATTATTTGTAAAAAAAAATTTAATAATTTGTCGTTCTAAAAGTGGAGGAGGGCATATATTTTTATTTACTAAAAATTTTATTTCGGCAGCTCTTATAATAAAAAAATTAAAAGAAATTGCTAAAGCATTTGGTTTTAATAAATATGATTTAAGACCTTTACAAGATAAAATATTAACAAAAGAAGATGTAGGTAATTGGCTTAATATGCCATATTTCGGAGGATCTGAAACTGATCGTTATGCTTTATATGATGGTAAAGTATTATCCCCAGAAAATTTTATTAAATGGATTCATAAATTTTCAATTAATAGTTTAGATGAAATTGATTTGAGTTTTATAAAAAAATTAGATAATTCTGAAGATAAATTACCAGGTGGTCCTCCTTGTTTACAACATTTAATAGCTTTAGGCGGTATTAGTGAAGGAGGAAGAAATAATGGATTATTTAATTTAGGTGTTTATTTAAGAAAAAAAGATCCTAAAAATTGGGAAGAACAATTAGAAGATTATAATGAAAAATATTTAACACCACCACTTAAACCTAGAGAATTTACAAATACATTAGAAAGTTTAAAAAATAAAAATTATAATTATAGATGTAATGAATCACCTATAAATTCTGTATGTAATAGACCTAAGTGTCTTACCTGTAAGTTTGGAATTAATGATAATGGAGAAATGCCTTCTTTAAATGGTATTACTAAAATATTAACTGATCCTCCTACTTATTATTTAACTTTAAATGAAAAAAGAATAGGACCATTAGAGAGTAATCATATTTATAGTTTTTTAGATTTTAGAAAAGTAGTATTTGAAAATATTAATATGTTACTTCCTAAGATTAATGATAAGTTATGGGTAGAAACTATTAACGATTTAATGCAAAGATTAGAGCAAGTAGATGCTCCAGCTGATTCAAGTAATAAAGGTAGATTATATGATTTATTAGAAAGATTTTGCACTGGATCAACTTCCTCTACTGAATCTGAAGATTTACTAAGAGGTAAAGCTATTATATTAGAAACTAATACCGAGTTTAGAATAAATGATTTTATGGAATTTTTAGATAGACATAGATTTAAAGAATTTAAATTACATGAAATTAGTGCTTATTTAAAAAATTTAGGAGCTAATCATATAGGTAGAAAAATTAAAGGAAAATTTGTAAATGTATGGTCTATTAAAAATTTTACAAATCAAACTGAAGAATTTAAACAGCCAAATATAGAAAAAGAAGCATATGAATAAAGAACAAGCTATAAATATATTACTTGATTATGTTAATAAAAAACAAGTAAGCAATGATGCATTAACCTCTGCTATTTTATTTTTAGAAAATGATAGAGATAAAAATAAAATAAATAATAAAGTTCAAGTTAAAGGTGTTGAATTATCTTTAAAAAAAGGATAATGATATTATTTTTTGATACAGAAACTAATGGACTTTGGCGTAGAGATTTAAAATCAGATCATGAAGAACAACCTCATTTAGTTAGTTTAGCAGCACAACTTTGTGATGATAAAGAGAAAATAGTATCTCAAATATCATTTAGAATACAACCTAGTTGCATACCTTTTATAATTCCTAAAGAAGCATCTAATATAAATGGAATAACTACAGAAGATGCTGAAAAAACAGGTGTATCTATGAAGTTAGTTTTAGAAATATTTTCAGAATTATTAAGTAAAGCCAATACACTTGTAGCTCATAATACAGCTTTTGATTTACAAATAATAGAAAGAGCTTTTAATTTATTTCATATAAAATTTAATAAACCAAGTAATATTTATTGCACTATGATGATGGCAAAAGATAAGATGAAGTTACAAAGTCAATATCAAGATTATAAATTTCCTAAATTACAAGAGTGTCATAAATTTTTTTTTAATGTAGGTTATCATGACTGGCATGATGCTTTAACAGATGTGAACGTATGTCGTATAATATATTTTCATATGTTAAATTTAAAAATAGAAAAAGTATCTCCAAGAGAAATACCGACAAGACTTTTAAAAAAAATTGACGGAAAAAAATATAAGAATTTAGTTAAATTTTTAAATGACATAGATAAAAATAAATTAAATACTTGGGAAGTAGATTTTTGTAATAGTGTAATTGAAAAATTAAATAAATCAGACGAGCATATTTTATTATCAGATAAGCAACATCAAGTATTAGTTAATATTCATAAGAAACATGGACAATAAAACTTTAAAAATATTTGGAAGTCCTGGAACTGGTAAAACTACAGAACTATTAAGAATATTAGAAGAAAAGATAGCAGAGGGTTTTCAAGCTAATAAAATTGGATTTTTTTCTTTTACACGTAGAGCTATTAAAGAAGCAAGATCAAGAGTAATTAAAAAATTTAAATTATTAGAAGATGACTTAGAATATTTTAAAACTATACATAGTTTATGTTATAGAACATTAAATATTAATAGTGGTCAAGTATTTAAGGGAGAACGAATAAAAGAATTTAGTGAATTAATAAGAATAGAAATGTCCGGTGTATCAGAAGAAGATAATTCAGGTATTATAGTAGGAAATAAAAAAGGTGATTTATTGTTATTTTGCGATGAAGTTGCAAGATCAAGTGAAAGAAATTTAAAGTCAGTGTGGAAAGAATTAGAATGTGAACATAGTTGGGAAGAGCAAGAATATTTTAGTAAATCATATTTTAATTTTAAGAAAGCTAAAAATCTTCTTGATTTTACTGATATGTTAGATGTATTTTTAGAACAAGAATATGTTCCTAATTTAGATATTATATTCGTAGATGAAGCACAAGACTTAACTATAAAACAATGGAGAGTAATTGAGAAACTAACTCAAAATTGTAAATTAAGATATATAGCAGGTGATGATGACCAAGCTATATATAAATGGTCGGGTGCTGATGTAACTAATTTTTTAAATATAAAAGGTGATATTAAAGTTTTACCTAAAAGTCATAGACTTCCTAAAGTAATTCATAAATTAGCTTGTAATATTACTGATAAAATTTTATTAAGACAATCTAAAGAATGGACAGCTAAAGATGAAGAAGGAACTATAACTGAAATATCTTCTATAGAAGAAGTTGATATGAATTTAGGAGAATGGTTAATATTAGCAAGATCAGGCTATCAATTACATAGAGCTGAATCTTATTGTAAACGTATGGGTTGGTTTTATGAAAGAGGATATCAAGAATTTAAAGCAAATAGATTTGTCATAGCCATTAGATCATGGATCAAATTAAATAAAGAAGAAACTATTACTTTTGAAGAACTTCAAAAATTATATTCTTGTTTAAAAAGTAATGTAGGAATTAAACGTGGATTTAAAAATTTAAAAGATGTAGATACTAATTTACAATTTAGTTTACAATATTTAAGAGAGAACTGTGGATTATTAGCAAAAGGAGATTGGCAAGAAGTTATTCATGGACTTGATCCTGAAGATATGTTAATGTTTGAATCTTTAGTAAAATCTGGAGATATATTTAAAAATAAAGCAAGAATAAGATTATCTACTATACACGCAATTAAGGGTGGAGAAAGTGATAATGTAGTTGTAATAAGTGATATATCTTATAAAACTTGGAAAAAATTAAATACAGAACCTGATGATGAACATAGAGTATTTTATGTTGCTATTACTAGAGCTAAAAAGAATTTGTTCATATTACAACCTGAAACGAAGTATAGTTATACAATACATTAATGAAAGCTTTAGGAGTATATATATTTGCTGGTGGATTTGCTTTAGGAGTTAAAAAACATTTTGATATTTTAGCACATTTTGAAATGAAACCTGGAGTTTATAAAAAAACTTTTCAAGCTAATTTTCCAAATATAGAATATTATGAAGGAGAAGAAGATTGGCCTAAAGATAAATTTAAAAATAAAGTAGATTTTATTTATTGTAATCCTCCTTGTGCTCCTTGGTCAAATTTAGGATCAACTCAAAAAGGAGCAATGGCTTGGAAAAAAGATCCTAGAATATCTTGTTGGAGAAATGCTTTTAATTTATTAGAAGATTTAAAACCTAAAGCTATTGTACTTGAATCAGTTCCAAGAGTTTATAGTAAAAATGGTGGCTATGAAATGATATCTGAATTAACAAATGAAGCAAATAAGCTCGGATATTATACAACACATTTATTAATTGATGGAGGATATACCGGATTAAATCATAGTCGTAAAAGATTTTTCTTTATAGCAACTAAATATTATTTAAGTGTAAAACCACTAAACTTTTCTCCGTTACCTACCGCTGGAGAAGTTCTTAAAAATTTTAAATTAGAACATAAAAAAGATATAGGACATTTAATGAAATTAGGAAAAAATGAAATTCCTTATTTAAAGCATTGTAAACAAGGTGAAAGTTTAAGAGTAACTTGGGAAAGATATAATCCACCAGAAACTTGGAAACGTGGAGGAATGAGAGGTGGAGTAAAAGGTAGACCTCAATTTATGAAATGGAGATTAAAAGATAATGAACATATACCAGTTATAGCTGGAGGTTTTTATATACATCCTTCAGAAGATAGATTATTTGGACATAAAGAATTAGCTTACATGGCAGGTTATCCTCATGATTATGTTTGGGAGGGACCAGCTTCTACAATTGGTTCACAAATTGCAAGAGGTGTTATGCCACCTGTAGCTGAATATGTAGCAAGAATAATTAAAAATAGTATAGAAGATAAAAAAGAAAATAAAGAAATACATCAAGTGGTTGATTTTAGAAAACCGCCTGAACAAGAAAGATTATTATGATAGATATATTAAAAGATATAGATAATTTTCATAAAAAATATGGCTTTGAAAAAAATGAAAGAGTTGATATACCTAATAATAATGAACTGATTAATTTTAGAACTGCTTTTTTAATGGAAGAATTAGCTGAATATACTAATGCTATAACTAAAAAAGATGCAGCTGGAGCTTTAGATGCTTTAGTTGATATAGTTTATATAGCTTTAGGAACAGCTTGGTTATTTAATTTACCATTTGAAAAAGCTTGGAAAGAAGTTCAAAAAGCTAATATGAGTAAAATTAGAGCTGAAGATAAAACAGGAAAACGTGGAACTAAATTTGACGTTATAAAACCTAAAGACTGGAAAGCACCTAATATAAAAAAAATTATAGAAGAAGAAAGAGAAATAAATGAAAATTTTAGTAACAGGATTTAATGCTTTATCAATTGGTACTGCACGTAGTCCATTAAATATAGCAACTTCTGCTAGAATACTTCCTACTGTTCTAAAAGAATTAGGACATGATGTAACTCATAAAGCAATTATTCCAGGAGAAGATGTATCAATGTATGATAAAGTATTTGTATTTGTATTTGGCCCTAATAGTTTATCAGCAAGGTATTGGTACGGAGCAGCATATACTATAATTAAGAGACCAGATGCTATTATTTCAATAGATGATTGGCAAACTAAAGATTCAGTTCAAGGATTTGGAACTTTTAGTAGAGGACATTGGAGAATATGGAAAAAAGTAAGTCAAGCTGGAAATCCTGTAGGTAAAGTTTATTGGGACGAAGCGCAGCCTTTTAAAAAAGAAATTGAAGATTTAGTTGATACATTTGCATTTGATAAATGGCCACATACTTTATTAGTGCCAGCATATGATGGTGGTAATTATGATGAATTAGGAATGAAAGCAAATAAAATTATTAATTGGGATCCTACTCCTTATACTAATACATATTTAAATCATACTGATAATAATAATTTATTTTCAAAAGAAAATAATGAAAAAGAAAAAGCGTGGATTCTTGCAAGTTTAGTAAGTAAAAATAGTTGGTTTACTAAACAAGTTTTTAATTGGAATGTTAAACGATTTGGAAATGTAAAAGAAAAACAAGTTCGTTTAAAAGAACATGAATTATTTGAAGAATACAAAAAAGTATGGGGAATGATTAGTCCTCCACATTATCATACTATGAGAGGAAGTGGTTGGTGGAGAGTAAGATATAAAATAGCAAACGATGCTGGTAATATTATATATGCACATTCAGAGGAAGCTAAAGTTTTAGGATTAAATATTAATTTAAAAATTATAGAAAACGGTAGTAATGAAGAATTAAAAGAATTAATAAGTAGTCAAGCTTATATATTAAGTAAAAAGTTTTGGACAAAAGAAAGAACGAAAGAATTTTTTAAATGCTTGCTAGAATAATTATATTAGAAGGACCTGATGGTGTCGGAAAAACTACATTAGCTAAAAAATTTAAAGAATTATATCCTGATTCTTATTATATACATTTAAGAGTGCACAAGAATATGGAGTTATGGCATACAGCAGCTGCAAGACTTGCTGTTAAGATGAAAGAAAAAGGTAAATTAGTTGTTATAGATAGACATTGGCCATCAGAACAATGTTATTCTTATATCTATAGAGATGGACCTTCATATGATGCTTATAATATTTGGAAATATTTAAATCGTGAAGGTGCTATTTACGTTTGGTGTATACCTGATGATATTAAAAAGGTAAAAGAAAATCATAATATAAATAAAAAAATTAGATATGAAGAATATAATGATATTGATAAAGTTATAGAAATGTATTTAAATTGTTGGGAAGATAAACATCCTAAAAAAAATAGTTTTTTATCTTTATTATGTCCTTTAAAAAATCGTAAAGATTTTGTTCGTTACGATATGTTTAAAGAAGGTCATGATTTAAATAGAGTTATAGAAAAAATAGAAGAAACAGCATTTGTAAATAATATATGAATCAAATAGATCAAGATTATAAAAATTTTATAGTTGAAATAATAAGAGAGTACGATTATGAATGTGCTCCTCGTCAATTAAAGATTTATGAAAAGTTAAATCATACTTTTTCTTTAGATATGAATTTACCTATAATTACAATTAGAGAGAGAAATTTAAATTATAGTTTTATGTTTGGAGAAGCGGCATGGATATTAGATGGTAGAAATGATCTTTTAACTATTTCTAAATACATGAAAAATATAAAAAGATTTAGTGATGATGGTGTAACGTTCTTTGGAGCATATGGTCCTAAAATAATAACTCAAATAAGTTATATTGTAGATACACTTAAAAAAGATAGAGATTCAAGACAAGCGGTACTTACTATATGGAGAGAGAATCCTAGATCAAGTAAAGATATTCCTTGTACTATAGCTATGCAATTTTTTTTAAGACCTAAAGAAAATCAATTATATTTACATTGTATAACTACAATGAGAAGTAACGACATATGGCTAGGTCTTCCATATGATAGTTTTAATTTTAGTGCAATTAGTTTCGTGATTGCTTGTTATCTAAATAGTTTAAATATAGAATGTAAACTAGGAAAATTACATATTAATGCTGGAAGTCGTCACTTGTATGATACAAATTTAAAAGATGCAAATATTGTAAGAGCAGGAATTCAAAATTACGAATGTGATTTTTCTTTTAATGATCTTATAGAAAAATATAAATTAAATCCTATGAAAATAGTGGAAACTTTATATCAAGCGGCTGATATAAAAATAGGAAAAGAAGATGGACTTACTTTATTAGATAAATTACAAATAATTAAAAATGGATAACTATAGAATTCCTAGAGATTGGTATTTTTTAAAAATGGCTAATCTAGTTTCAGAAAGAGGAACGTGTGCAAGAAGAAAAGTAGGTTGTATTTTAATAAATGAAAGAGGACATGTTCTAGCGACAGGTTACAATGGAGGACCTGCTCATACTGAACATTGTATAGACAAGCCATGTCCTGGTGCTCATTTAAAATCAGGTGAAGGTTTAGATATTTGTAAAGCTATTCATGCTGAACAAAATGCATTACTTCAGTGTAGAAACGTATATGAGATTAAATTTGTATATACAACTCTTAGTCCTTGTATTCATTGTGTAAAACTTTTATTAAATACTTCAGCAGAAGGAATAATAACTTTTGAAAAATATGTTGATTTCGATACAGTCGGAGATTTTTGGATGAATAATGGTGGAAAGTCTTGGACGTATATTAACAAAAAAATTATATTAGGAGAATGTTCAAATTCTCTGAATTAGAAAAATCAAATATCATAGCAATTGATACCGAGACCTATGATCCTAATCTTAAATCTTTAGGACCAGGTGGTTTTAGAAAAGATGGTAAATTAGTAGGTATATCTATAGCTACAGATAGTGGTTATAATGAATATTTTCCAATAGGACACGAAGGAGGTGGAAATCTTAATAACAATCAAGTTATTGATTTTATTGATAAATTACTTAAATTAAATAAAAAGCTGATATTTGCTAATGCTTTATATGACATGGAATGGCTAAATTCACACGATTCAAGACTGGCCTTTACTAAGTACCATTCTATATACGATATAATGATTATAGAGCATTTATTAGATGAGAACAAGCTAAAATATTCACTTGAATCATTAAGTCAATATTATTTAAAAAAATCTAAATATGAAGCTGAATTACAACAAGCTATACAATTTAACTTTGGTAAAAGGGCTAAAGTAAAAGATAATTTATGGAAGTTACATGCAAATAGTGTAAAAGAATATGCTAAGGAAGATGCTTTACTAACACTTCAAATATTTCAAAAACAATTACCTAAAATTAAAACTGAAGACGTAGAGAGCATAGTTAATTTTGAAATGAAATTAATACCTTGTCTATTTGAAATAAGAAAACGTGGAGTAAGAATTGATCTTAAAAAAGCTGAACAAATTTATAATGAATTAGAAAAAAAACAATTCTTGCTTCAAGATCAGCTAAATAAAGTAGGAGGACATGACGTAAATGTTTGGGCGAATGCGTCATTAAAAGAAGCATATGATAAAAATAAAATTATATATAACTTTACAGAGAAAGGAACTGCATCTTTTACTCAAGATTGGCTTGAGCAACAAAATGATAAAATATCTAAAACAATTTTAAATATTCGAAAGTTAGATAAAATTAGAAATACATTTATTAAGAATATGATATTAGAAAAAGGAGTTAGTGGTCGTATTCATTGTCAATTTAATTCTATGGGTACAGTTACAGGTAGATTTAGTTCTAGTAATCCTAATTTACAACAAGTACCAGCAAGAGATCCTGAATTAGGTCCTTTAATTAGAAGTTTATTTATTCCAGAAGAAAATCAAGATTGGTATTGTGCTGATTATTCTCAACAAGAACCTAGAGTATTAGTACATTACGCTGTGATTAAAAATATGGATTCTGCTAAAAAAATAAAAGAAGAATTTATAAATAATGATAATACTGACTTTCATGATATGGTTGCAAAAATGGCTGGTATAGAAAGAAAACAAGCTAAAACTATTAATTTAGGATTATTTTATGGAATGGGTAATAAAAAATTAGCAAGAGAATTAGGATTAAATGATGATTCAGCTTACGAATTATTTAATAAATATCATAGTAGAGTGCCTTTTGTAAAAGAATTATCTAAACAAGTAGCACACGTTGCAAGCACAAGAGGATATATTAAAACTTTATTAGGACGTAAAAGAAGATTTAATAAATGGGAACCTAAAGATAGTTTTCAAAGTTTAGCTTATTCAAAAATAGAAGCTATGGAAAAATATCCAGATACTGAACTTAAAAGAGCTTATACTCATACTGCATTAAATGCTTTAATACAAGGTTCATCTGCAGATATTACAAAAGCAGCAATGCTTAAAATATATGAATCGGGTCTTTTAAATGAAATTGAATTAAAACTAACTATTCATGATGAGCTTGATTTTTCTGTAGATAAGTCAAAACAAAAATGTTTTAATGAAGCTATACAAATAATGAAAAATTGTGTAGATATACAAGTGCCTCTAAAAATAGATATTGAGAAAGGAAGTAGTTGGGGCACTATTAAATAATGAATATAGGATTTTTAGGATTAGGCAAATTAGGATTGCCGGTAGCTTTAGCAATAGAAGAAAAAGGACATAATGTATTTGGACACGATATTGACCCTACAATATTAAAATCAATTAGAACAAAAAGCATAAATTATAAAGAAGAAGGAGCAAAAGAACTACTAAATAAATCTAATTTAAAAATAAAAAATATTGGAGATTTAATTAAAGAATGTGATATTATATTTGTTCCAATTCAAACACCACATGAAGAAAAATATGAAGGTATTACTAGAATACCTAAAGATAGATCAGATTTTAATTATCAATATTTAAGAGAAGGAATAAGAAACTTAGCAATAGAAGCTTCTATTCATAAAAAAGAAATAATTGTTGTTATAATTTCTACGGTACTTCCTGGAACTATTAGAAAAGAAATAATACCTATACTAAATAAATACATTAAAATTTGTTATAATCCTTTTTTTATTGCAATGGGAACTACGATAGAAGATTTTTTAAATAGTGAAATTATTTTATTTGGAGTTGAAGATGAAGAAGCATCAAAAAAAGTAGAAGAATTTTATAAAACTATAAATAAAAGTCCTTTTTTTAAAACAACTATTGAAAATGCTGAATTAATTAAAGTTGTTTATAATACATTTATTTCAACAAAAATTTCTATGATTAATACAATAATGGAAACTTGTCATTACCTTCCTAATACAAATGTTGATGAAGTTTCTAAAGCTTTATCTCTTTGTACAAAAAGAATTATAAGCAATAAATATTTAAATGGAGGAATGGGAGATGGAGGAGGTTGTCATCCTAGAGATAACATAGCTCTCTCATATCTTGCAAAAAAATTAAATTTATCATTTAATTGGTATGATATGATTATGAAACAACGTGAATATCAAACTGAATGGTTTTGTCAATTAATTATGGAAAATAAAAAAAATTTAAAATTAAATATATTAGGTAAATGTTTTAAACCAGAAACTAATCTTACTTTAGGAAGTCCTTCTCTTTTATTAAAAAATTTATTAAATGAAAAAGGAATTAAAACTAATATATGGGATCCTTACGTTGATGGAGAAATTGAAAAAACAGCAAAAGAATATGGATGGAATGATGAACCACAATTATTTTTTATAGGAACTAAACATGAAGCATTTCATCATTTTTATTTTCATAAAGGATCAGTAATCATTGATCCTTTTAGATATTTAAAACTTAAAGACGATGTTAAATATATACCAATAGGAATATGCAAGCAATAGATAGAATAGAACATATAAAGAATTGGATTTTTAATTATGTAACTGAAATGCCTAATCCAGCTAATTGTTTAGTTGTAGGTATATCGGGAGGAATTGATTCATCTGTAGTAAGTACAATATCAGCAATGACTGGACTTAAAACTTTAGTTGTATGTATGCCTGTACATCAAAGACCAGAACAACACGATTTATCTATTGCACATAAAAATTGGCTTGTTAATAAATTTAAAAATGCATATGGAGTAGATATTGATTTAACTTATGTATTTAATGCTTTTGAAAATACATTAACTGATAAAAAATTTACATCTCAATTAGGTCTTGCTAATTCAAGAGCTAGATTAAGAATGATGTGTTTATATCAAATAGCAGCTTCTTGTAATGGAATAGTAATAGGAACTGGAAATAAAGTTGAAGACTTTGGTGTAGGATTCTTTACTAAATATGGAGACGGCGGTGTTGATATATCTCCAATAGGTGATTGTTTAAAAACAGATGTATGGAAAATGGGAAAAGAACTTAAAATATTAGATGAAATTATTATGGCTGATCCTACAGATGGATTATGGTCTGACGGAAGAACTGACGTTGATCAATTAGGAATGAGTTATAAAGAATTAGAAATTGCAATGCAAGATCCTTCTGATATTAATTACACTAAATATTTAGAACTAAGAATTAAGAATTTACATAAAATGAAGCCAATTCCTGTATGTAAATTTGATGGAAAAACTACTCTGGAAACAAATAAGAAATAAATTAAATAATTTTTTTATTCAAAGAATTGAAACTCAAATTCAAAGAGGAATACCTGATGTTCATTATTGTGTGAATGGTACATCTGGTTGGATAGAAGGTAAATATCTTAAAACTCCTAAAAGAGATAATACAAAAATTAAAGTAAAAATTAGTGTAGAACAATTAGCTTGGCATAAAGCTTATAATGTATATGGTGGT